ATAATATTGGAATGCAAAACCACACAAGCATCGCCCGAAGATACACCGCCGCCTCACCGTGGCCCTCTGCAACTACAAGCCCAGATGATGTGTACCGGCGCAAAGTGGGGCGCCGTGTGTGTGCTGTATCGTGGATCCACGCTACGCATATTCATCTATCAGGCCGACCTAGCCATGCAGTCTCGCATTGCGAAGGCAGCGTATGATTTCCAACAGCGTGTCGTTAATGTAGACTGGTACCCGGTTACATCATCCGAAGATGGCAACGTAGCCTATAGCCAAGTAGACGATGGGGCGCCACCGCTTGAGGTAGATGATGCAGACGTAGCGCACAATATCGAAATGCTAGTCGAGGCAAAGCGTCTCAAGAAAGAATGCGAGGCTACCATAAGCGAGGCAGAGGCATTCATAAAGGAGTACATGGGCAACCACGAAGAGGCCGTGAGCGAGATAGATGGCAGACGCTTTATGGTGAAATGGCCCATGCGTAAGACACGCGCACAGCCTGAGAAAATAACCCCGGCAAAGCCAGCTACATCTGTAAGACAAAACACGCTAACCATTAAGGAGCTATCATGAGAGTTACACCAGCACAGAAACGCGTTTTAAGCGCCATACAGGAGCTTACAGAAGGTCAGGGCTATGTTCCTAACTACCGCGAGTTATCGGAGTATCTGGGCGTTACACGCCAAGCTATACACCAACACGTTGAGGCTCTCGTTGACCGGGGTTACATCCGCAAGACCTACGGCTCAAGTAACAGCATCGAGATATTAGAGGGTGTTTAGCCCTCTATTTCTTTTTGTTCTGCAAGAACCCTTCGACTGCTCCTCCTCCAAAATAAAAACCCAGTATAATTAACATCGCATAGTTGAGGCTAAACTGTTCCATCACTTGCGTAACATCCCCGGCATTACCCTTACCCAATATAGTCATGGTTAGCGTCAGGATGTAGCTAGACAGAAAGACAAACGCAAACATAATAGCTAGTATTCTCTGCGCTATCTTAAATGGCGCATATGCCGACAGCAAATCTGTCTTCGCTTTCGCCTTTGCTTGGATCTCTTCTTCGGTGCTTGTATGCATATCATCGATAAGGCTCATGCCCTTCGATACGATATCACCACTTCCAAGTATAGTTTTAAATACGCCCAGCATTAGTAGCTCCACACGTTAGGGCGTGGCCCATCTTCCCACATATCCAAATGGATAAAGCGTCCGCTGCCTTTTTGCTGTACGCCAATACCGCTAAACCCTAGCTCAAATGCTATCTGCAATATGTCGTAAGCGTCCTGTCCACTGCACGCAATGTCAGCAGCTAACCCGGTTGCGTGTGTGCCGGGCTTATTCTTGCGAGCCTCAATCGGATGCTCCGGGCTTCGATAGCCACTGGTTATCGGCATGGGTTTACCATAGATAGTGCGTAGCTCCTGTAGCGCATCCATGAAATGCTCTTGCATTTCGCAAGTGCCTGTGTGCGAGCAAGTAAACTCAGCCTCAGAAAAGTTTGGATAGTTATCCCAGTTCAACATACGTTACTCCTTACCATTTCAACCGCGTAATTCCAGCTATCTTCTTCCAAATTTTTTGTCTCAAAAAAACCTTGCTTCCAGCGATACGTAACTTTGTTAATAAGGCAAGTCGGGTGAAAGTAGACCTTTCGTAGTTCAATAGCGCAAAAGCATACAATGTCATGGTCTTCCTTCGTTGGTATTCTTTTATTAAGTCCACTGCCTACGTTAAATCCAAACATGGGTGTGCTTCTGTGCTGCCTCAGATGAGACGACTTTACTTGCACCCGGATAAATCCTACATCATCCCACGCAACCACGTCTACTTTATCTTGCTGTACTAACCCGGCTGACCATCTGTCCTCGTTAATCTGTAAGATTGCCGCAGCAGATAGATGCTCGCCAATTAGCCCAGCCTTTGTAGCTGAAGACATGAGCTATTGGTTAGTTAGTACAATTATAAATGTTAAAAAAGCGATCACGATAACCCCCAGAAATGTTGCCGCTATTGCCTCTATAAAATGCTTACGCATCTCACGCTGTTTGTATAAAGTTTCTTTACGTTGCTGTCTAATATCTTTTTCCATTCGGATTAGCTCTTGCCATGCCTGTGGCCCAAGCATCGAGCCGATGAGCCTACGCAGATTATCTCGCTGCTCTTCTAGTTGTTTCTTTTGTATAAATAAATCCAGCGCCTCTTTTTCTACAGACGCGCCAGCAAATAGCTTTTTAAATAGGGGTGGGTTCTTAGCCTCATGATGCGCCCGGTCTATATCAGATACTGCACTCATCCACCTCGACAAATCTTTGCCCATGCTTTCGAGACTTCTCGCGGCGCCAACGCCTCGCTCAAGTGCCTTATAAGCGCTAGTGGCGATTGCAAATGCGCTGACCGGGTCTATCATTACTTATTCAACGCTTTATCTAGCTTGTCTTCAAGGCGATGTAATGCTTCCATCACCTGACGCATATCATCACGCAACTCTGACTTAGTTGCGTAGTCTTCTCTGGTTTTATTAAGCAATATTTGCAAACGCTTTACCTCTGCAAACATCTGACGAAATGCCCAGAAGACAGGCGCAATCACCACTGTGAGAATTATATTCCAGAATAGCATTGCGTCTATTTCCATTATGCACCAGCCCAGAATAACTGTAATGTGTCATATGTTTTTGCTGCAGTGCTACTTGTAGTAAAATTATATGCTATTCTCAAATGATGCACTCCACTACTAAGTGTTACAGATGGACTGCGCATCCATATATAATCACCATTCGCAAGCGAAGCATCACTAGATTCTGTATAACAAAAGTTAGTGCTTGCTGTTTGAGCTACTTGATGAAGACCACGAACAGGCAAAACAGCAGAACCGCCAGAGCCATAAGTAGTGCTTACACCATCTGCCGCACCTGTGTTATTTGTGACTGTTGATGTCGCTACATTCCAACGAGATGCGGAACTACCTGATACTATTGATGTATAAGTGTAACCAGTAACATCTGTATAAGCAGATGGAACAGTAAGTGCGTTAGATGTAGTTGTATCCCAATCAGTAAAGTCACTTCCTTGCCATGCATGAACTCTAGCTTCAGAGGAATTAAGAACTTGGACAGCCCCAATACATAAATCAAAAGTATCAGAGCCTTTAAGCTTATGGCCTATATATAATCGACCAGAAAAATCACTAGGAAGACTATCAGGTAAAAATTCTATATCCAATACATCATAATCACCTGTATAATCGCTACTTGTACCTGTTTCAGCAGTAGACTCAATTATATTAATAGCTGGGCTGTATACTTGCTCCACCATTTTCTTGCTGTCGGTGGCATATTCGTGTATTGAGTGAAAAGCCCCAACAAAAAGACGTGTTCCATCTGACTTATAATATAGCGAATAGATACTTATTGGTGAATTTGGGTCATTTCTAATATTTAATGAATGTGTTTCAGATATTGTTGTAATGTCATAAGCGGTAGACATAGTGTATTCTTTAATAGTAGAACCCAACGCTGCATATATTTTTGTTCCATCATCATTTAAAGCAATACCATAAATATTAGTAATAGCAGAGCTACTACCATTCAAACTAGCTGTCGAGATATTCCATGCTGTTGATAAATCATACTCGTGTATTTTATCACCATTTGTGCCACTAATGTACATTTTCGTACCATCTGATTTGAAAGTAATAGCTCTTGGAGCGGTTTCTTGTGCAGAAACACTAAATGACCTAGTGTATGTTGCGCTAGTTATGTCCCATGCTGTTGATAACGACCACTGGTTTACGTCATCACCAGATGTTCCAACTTGATACATTTCTGTGCCATCTGGTTTAATATATAATTCATGTGGGCTTGTTTCTTGCCCACTAATATCAAGCTCTGCTAGAGAAGCATCATCATTTCCAGATGCTATATCCCAAGCAACAGATAAATCTACTTCAAAAACTTTATCTGCCAAAGAATGTATATAATACATTTTTGTGCCATCTGGCTTAAAAAAAACTGCATTATACGCCCCTTCAGCAGACCTTCTGTATGTTTTTGTTTCATCAAAAATTACTGTTGTTATATCTTTGGCTGTTGAAACTGGAGATTGATAAAATCCTTGAGTACTACCTATATAAAATAAAGTACCATCTGGATTAGAGGCTGTTGTGTAAGCTGTTCCTATTTCACCTCTGAATGTTGAGCTATCTTCAGAACCAGCAGTAGAAACATCCCATGCTGTACTCATGGTTCTCTGTTTAAATTCTCCATCATCATGATAATACATTTTTGTGCCATCAGCAGAAAAAGTTGGAGAATATTGAGTATCTATAGTACCTAAATCAAAAAAATCTGTATAGGATGCTGTTGAAATATCAAAGGCTGTTGATAATGAAAATTCATACCAAGCATCGTCTATTATATCATAAACAAACATTTTTGTTCCGTCTGGTTTAAATTCTATCCCAGCACCATAGTCTATAGCATTAGAACTGGCGGTTTTAACATTAAACTGTCTTGTGTATGAAGCCGTAGTTAAATCATAACCTGTAGTTAAATCATACTGAACAACAGCATCTGTCGCTCCAGTTGCACCATAATAAGCTGTATAAAGTTTAGTCCCACTATCTGCAAACTTAATTCCCATCAAACCATAAGTTAAAGTATGAGATGTTTCGCTTCCAGTTGCTGTTCTTATATCATAAGCTGTTGATAGGTTTACTTCATATATTTCACCTGTTAGGTATCCATAAAATAACTTAGTTCCATCAGCATTAAATTGAATCGAATACGGAGTATTGTCAGTATCATAATTTGCAGAATAATCATTCAATATTTCTGCTTTTGATAAATCAAACTCAAAGCTATTTGCTTCTGGCCCAGAAACTCCTGGGGTTACTGAAACAACAGCACCAGACTTAGCTTTTGCGCCTAATTTACCAACACCATAAAGCATGGCTTACTCCATTTCTGTAACGTAACAAGTACCAGCCGTACTATTCTGAATAGCCGCTACCTTTTCTCCAGCAGTAACTTTGAAATACTCAACCTGATTGGCTGGTATAAATGGGTCACTTGTTGTTGCTGTAGGGGTTGAGCCAAACTTAATGTTTACATCCTCTGTAGCTACAATCCTTACAACTGTAGTGCCGGTTGCAAACGCAGTTGATATAGCCGCGCTCGACCCAGACGTTGTAATCGTCTGAGTAGTGCCGGGCGCTACCGCCTGTATTGTTTCGCTCTTATTGTGAGAGCGTGCTAGTTCTGTTGTCATTTTTTACTCCTTAATAATATAATTTAGTATGATGGTTGGCTGTACGTTGTTGTGAGCCTCTGATGCATCTGCTGACGCTACAGCAGAAATACTTACATTAATCATAGATGTATTGTCTGCCGCATTGCTCCCTTGAAAGGCTCCATCCCCAGTGTCAACACCTGTATCGGCGCTACCACCGCCTGTTACAGCTTCTAAACTTGCGCTAACGCCATGTGTGTGACCTACTAAACCTGACTGTGCGCTTGTTAATGTATGTGATTCAGTACCGCCAGTATCCCCTAATGTATCGCCATTTAGACCGCCAGTAACAGCGTCTGTAAGTCGGTTAGCACTAGAGCCGCCCATGTCATCCTGACCAGCTACAACACGGCCTCGAAGGTCAGGCAAGTTAAATGTGGTTGAGCCATCACCAGCACCATAGACAGTGCCAATAGCCGTAAACAAATCTGCATACGTTGTTCTGCTAATCGCCTGTCCATAACATAATAGCCACCCACTAGGAGCAGAAGCACCAGCGTAAGGCATTAACATACCAGACACAAACCCTGTTGCTAGTGTAAGATAACTAAACGAGCCGTCCCCATCGCTTTGCACTACTTGTCCTGATGTGCCATTGCCTGATATGTTTATTGCAGCAGCGCCTACTGAGTTGTCTATTAACTCATCTGCGCCTACGCTATCATCAGCCATTTTAGCATTAGTTACAGCATTATCAGCAATCTTAGCTGTAGTAACAGCATCGTCAACTATAACGGCTGTATCAACAGAAGATAGAGGAGCAGATGTGCCAGCAAGCGTACTTAGTTCACCATTGCTATCAAAAGCAAGATATTTACTTTTTCTATTATCTAAGTCAGGCACAGTGTAGTTTAACCCGGCTGGCTCGTATGATGGGAATTGAATAGAGCGATCCACGCGCTCACTTATTTGCTGGTCGAAGATTGTTAGCGCATCGAGTTGCTCGTTTAGAGCCGCAGCACGCAAATCCCCGGCAGTAACAAAGTCGGTAGTGCGCTCAATATCCCTTGAGCCTATGATGGTAATCTGGTCATCCGCCACAGGTGTGCTAGGCACGTTGGTGCCTGTTACGATTGAAACGCTACCTTTGCCGTTAGCATTTATCGTAACTGTGTAATCTGTCGTAATCGTTAGCAGCGTTGTATTGAAATAGACGTTTATGTCGTTTGCGTCCAACACCTCAAAGTTAAACGCATACGGCCCTAAACCGCTAGAGCCGTCATATACAACGCGCCGTGTTACTGCGTTAATGTTATAGTCTGCCATGCCTTTTACCTCTTGCGGTTATTATAGCTTAAATCTTACTGTACGGCTAGTATCTTAGCATTAAGATACGCATCGTCATTTAAGAGCAATTGCTTGCCAGCGTTTTTGTATTGAGAAAACATTATTTTTAAATAATCTAGCTTATCGTCCTTAGTCGGCAAGCTCTTATATGCCTCATCAAACTTTACAATATACTCAAGATTGTTTTTTAACGTGCCTGTCTCATCGTAACCTTTGTCACCCGGCAACCTACCGCCATCATCTATCTCATTCATATAAGTAAGCCACTGGTTATACTGCTTTGCGTTTAGCAATACTCCATCTATTTTTCTAAGTGGCATAGAAAAACCGCCACCCAAATCCATTAGCTCTTGGTCTATTCTGCTATATTTTGTGTCTTGTATTCTAATAGGCGAAATAAACTCCCAAGCCGCACCAGTACCAGCTTGCATAGGCTCTGCCCATAAATTCAGACGCGGCGGTAAGTCTGTGTTAAACATAGGGTTACGAGCCTTTGCTTTTTGCAGTGCAGTATAAAAGCCTCGCATAAATGACGGCATTGTTGTGGGGTCGCCCCCAAACATACCTTCCTCTGGTAACATAGTTGAGCGCACCGTTGGGTCTTGCATACGCTCTATGCCAGCGCTAAAGGATGAAACTGTAGGAGCAAATGCTAAACCTATCTCTGTGCCTCGCTCACCTATTGTCTCCATTAGTTTCTCAAACATATCGTCGTTGTTAGGATTGCGGAATATTCCCACTAGCTCTTGCACACCTTGCAAGAATGGCATTTCCATAGCGTACTCAGACATACCTAATGCAGCCGCCATAGCTAGGCTATCTATTGTGGCTTGGTCTTCTTCGTACTGCGCGTAATACGCAAAGTCTGCCGACATAGCGAGCATACCAGAGATAGGGTCTAAACGAGAGAACGGTATAGAGCGATATGTGCCATCATCTTGCTTTATGTTTATGCTAAACGGTTGCATTTTCTGACGCATCATAGCTGCTTTTGCGTTTCTATCAGATGGGCCAGAGCCTATAATAATTACGTCTTGGTCAGGTGTGTCTAGCCCCATAGCGGTATATGCAAATGTTCCCATAATCGCAGAACCCATGCTAACGCGAGCTAGAGCCATATCTGCCTCACGCCCACCAGCCGCAACCGTTTTATAAAAACCGGGGTTAGCTAACATAAATGGGCTGCGCTTAAATGTTTCTCTTATAATATTAGATGGTGTCTTATAAAAAGGCACAAATATTTTTGCTACTGGGTGAGACATAACGCCTTGCATATCACCCATAAATCCGGGCAAGTCGCCTTGGAAAGTTAGTTCTCTAGCCGCATCTCTTGCAGTCTTTACTAAATCGAGAGGTGGGTTTTGCAATATGCGCGTTTGCTCTGCAATGGATGCCGCCTTTGCTTCTGCCTTTGTTTTGCCAGCAGCTATAGCATCATCATAAACATTGGCGCCTCGCACAAAAGCCTCTTGGCGTAATGCAGAGCGATATCCTATACCTTTGAAAAACTCGTCTTCCGCAAGTAAGAACCTACCGCCCATACGATAATAAACGCCTAGCGTATTAATAAACCCAGCAGCTATATCGCCCTGTGAGTATAACTTAGCTATCTCTCCAACGTCACCAGTTGTACCTATAGCGCGTCTATTCCGCACGTCTATTTTAGACACAACATCTGTTGGCTCTTCTGTTAGCAATACCTTGCCACCAACGAGCAATGCGTCTAAAAAGCTCTCTCTAATGCCGTGTAACTGCGCTAATGCCTCTCGCGCTCTTACTCTATCGCCACCAGTTATAGCCGTTCTACCGCGTCCTATAATCCCGGCTAAACCTGTCTCTATTGTACGTGTTGCCGCAAATAAGCTATTACCAGCTATGTTCACCATATGTGTTGCCGGTGATGATAAGATGCTGTTAATCCAAACCTCAATAGCTACGTCCATGCTTTTAGAAAGCAAGCCCTGTTGCACAAACTTGCTCTTGCCAGCAGCATTTGGAATAGCCATGTATAGCTCACCCAAGCGCTCTATATCATCTGCGTTTTCGGCGCCGAATATTTTAATTAGTTCGTCTGCTCTGGCGCTTACATTTACGTCCTGTCTTCTGCCTAGCTCTCGCAACATATACATAGTACGACCAGCCTCAGAGCCAGCGCCTGATATGTTTGCGTATAGCATGGCCTCAACAGTCATTAGTTGCTTTGCTTTAGCCATAGCCGCCTGACGCTCAACACTATCCGGCAATGCTTGTGCGGCTCTAAATTGTGCAGTTGTTTCTTGTGTTAAATTCATAGCCGCAAGAATGCCGCCCAGTATTTTCTCGCCTACCTCACCGTCACCGGGTGAGCGCATGAGCCACTCATTAACGATGTTATCCATGCCTTGCTGTTCTGCTAGGCGCATCATGCCATCAAAGTTAATCGTGCCGCGTCTTGCCTTTTCAAATAGCTCTTGGTTTGCATCCTTTAGTTTAGCTAGATGCTGCCCCATGTCGTAGTCGTCTAGGTTTTCCGCAATAGCTGTAAAGTTTATGCCTTTGGTATATTCACCGCCAAGAGCCTCGTTTAGCATACTCACTTGGTCTTCCGGCATTTCTTTTATTAATAGCTGTGTGCCTATCTCTTGCACCGGCTCATCAGGCAATGGTGGCGTTACTTTTTTTTCTGATGTCTTTACAGCGTTAGAAATAAAATCAGTTACTGTCTTTAGCCCGGCCTCTTGTATAGGCTCTGGCTGGTCTACAGCAGATGCACGCTCCATGCCCTCTTGCATAGCTTGCATTCTTAACTCAGAAGATAGCTCCGTGTCTTGCTTTTGCTCAACAATATCTGTTTGCTCTAATGGCAACTCAGGCGCAATCTCTTGGCCTGTCATCTCAGTTATCTTTTGCTCAAGCTGTTCTGCCATTAGTCAACCCCTTGCAAATTTTCAGCGTTAGGCGTTTGACTTTGGTCAACTACTCTGTAGGCTGAGTTGATTTGTTCGTTTCTTGTAAACCCATATTTTTCTGAGAAGTCTGCGTCGACTGCTTCAATTCTTGGTTGGATTTCTTTGACGATATCTTGAACTTTCCTGTAAATATCGGATCGTCCTTCTTTGCTAATTCCAGAGAAATATTCCTCACCATTTTTAAACTTGCTCCAATCATTCCCTAAATATCCATTTTGACTAGCAAACAATACAGCCCTTAAGTCTGCATCATCATCTAGCACAAGATTATTTGTAGCATCTTTAACAATGTTTTGAAACTCTTTATTATCAAAGTCAGGGTCGAAGTTAATTATCCTTACTCCATCTACTGAGCCAATTGGTGCTATTTCAAACCCAGCCTTTTCATTTAACAATGCTGCAAATCTTTTTGTTTCTGCTTCAGAAAAAGGTCTTCCTATTCTTATCTCTACGCCATTACCATCTTTTTTAGCTGGCGAATAAAATGGTCTGTGGTATCCAACTCCATCCTGTTTCATTAAAACGCCTCTTGCTGCTGCGTAAGCCTCCATCAAATCTAATGCGGATTGCTCTACCGCACCATATTTTGGGCCGCGATACTGTCTTGGAGCCGCTACCTGTGTTTGTGTTCCGGGGCTAACTTTACCTTCAAAAAAACCGGGAGCTTCAAAATCGCCGGGCGTGGGAATACCAAGCCTACGAGCTATTAAATCAAACCCATCATTATCTTGGAATGCTTTTGATATCTCAACGTGATACTCTTGCTGCACCTCGTAAGGCGCATCAAACATTTCTAGCATATGGTCTGATGTTCTGCCGGGTATGCTTTCCCAAGATACTTGAGCTAAGTTTTGCTCCAATGCATCTGAATAATCAAATTTAGATGCAGATATTTCTTTACCTTCTTCCTTTGCTTTCTGTGCTACCCATATAGCTGCTTGTGCTTGCTGCGGCTCCCAACCTAGTTTACTAGCTATTCTGTTTGTTTCTCTTTCAACAAAACTATATTGGGCATCTGTTGGGTTATCTGTATTAAAACCAAAAGAACGCATCATCCACAAATCAGTGGTAACACCTTGTACTTTCTGTGGGTCAACTACACGCATAAGATTTACATAAAAATTATTTGTTTTGCGCCCTTCCCATTCTTCCCCAGAAAGTATTGACTCAATTCTTTTATTCATAGCAGTAGGAAATCTGCCGGTCATAATTGGCTCACCAGCCTTATGCTGTGCATATGCCTGTAAAGCATAATCAAAATTTGCTTTTACAGGAGTTGATGGCGACGTTACTGCAATTATTTGTATTATTTTTTCTGCCTCTTCTTTGTCCCCACCGACAGCATCTAATATTGCTTTACCGCTTCTTTCATACCAGAACCTAGCATCAGTACCTTCTATTGCTAACCCCTCTACTTCTCTTCTAAGTTTATTTAGCTTATAGCTTGAAGTTATATCTTTAGGAGCGCCAACCATTTGGCCTTTTCTTGCTCTAAGGGACTTTACAGCATCCCCTAATGCCGCAATAGCTGGGTCTGGGTCAACGCCGCTAGTTAAAGTTACAGAGCCGTCAGCATCTGCCATACTAGCTTTAGCCGCATCCCCGGCACCCTCTACAGCGTCGCCTAGTGCGGATGCAACTTTAGGGGCTGCCTTTACAGCGCCGCCATAACCAAAGAAGCTACCAGCCGTAATGCCTTCGTCCATTACCTTTAGTTGCTCTTCGTCATACCCGGCACGCCTACCTATATCTAAAATCATTGAGCGTGCGCCTTCTCCATATCCGCTCTCAAACTGGTCGCCCAATGTTTGCATAAAGCTCTCAAACCTACCTTCATCTGCGTCTGGAAACGCAGCCTTGTATGCGCCTTTTACTAAGCCCAAACCAAGGTCTACCACTTCAGCAGCACCAACAGCCGGGCCTGTTGCTACACCAGCTAGAGATGGGCCTATCTCTTTTGCTGTTTCTGCAAACGTCTGCGGCTCTGCCTGACGCATAGGCGCACGCAGTTTTGTTATTCTCATAACTGCTTCTTGCGATGGGCCTATAACAGCCTCGCCTTTTTCGTTGCGTGATATCTCTAGCTCGCGCCCTGTCTCGTATGAGCTTAGTGAGTTCATCAATTCATCTTGCAAGGACGGCATCACTGGCTCTCCAATATTTCAAAATCATTTGCGTATGTATCTAAAAGGTCTGGTCTTTTATCCATCAACTCAATTTGCACATCAACCGGGTCGGTTTCTTCTGGCAATCCTAGAGTAATACGCGCTAACGCGCCTATTCTGGTTTTTGCTTTCTTTATATCTTTTTCATCTGGGGCAGTATCTAATTCCTTAACCCTGTTTTTCATCCATTGTATACTATTCAAGTTAGGGTTTTCTCTTCTAGCCTCGTCTAGCTCTATAGTTATTTGACCGAATAACTGCTCTGAATCTCTTTGTCTTTCAGCCTCGCTTCCACCAATTGCAAATCTTGCTTTATCTGGTAAACCTATAGCCGGGTGTACTCTTGCTATATCTAGTGCCTGTTGGTAATTATCGTCTCTTTGTTTTTCTAGCGCATTAAAGAAGGTATCTAGTGTGCTTAAACTAATGTTTCTATCCATAGCCGCATTTAGTATCTCTTCTTCAGTAAGTTGTTTCTGGCTTTGTAAAAATCTTAAATAACCAACAACACTAGCGTCATCTATGCCGCCCTCAGTTCTTATAGCTGTGGCTACCTGTATGTATTTCTCTGGGTCTAAAGTCTCAAGTTCTTTTAACTTATTGCGTACTTCATCAGGCGCCATGCCTGACACTCTACCTTTAAAAATCTCAACGGTTAGCCTAGACGACCGTGCTGCCCTGTCTTTTTCTTTTTGTGTCTCAACAGAAACATCGAAAGACATTTGTTCTCTGCCAACTTTCAAGCCCTCTATTATAATATCTTGTCGCTCTTCTTCTGTTAAAGAGCCTAAAATATTAGCTATGTTCTGGTCTTGCACCTTGTTTTCTCTAAGCTGTCTAGCGTGTCCTAACCTATCCTCTGATACCCAGCTTAGTACGACAGACTTTTTAGCGCTTGATACTGCCTCGTCAAATTCTTTTGTTTTGCTTGCAATCAATGTATCTGAATTAGTAGAT